AGTGCACCAACCATAATTGAGCATACTTACTATGTAGTTAAGCAGAAGATATTTTCGCGACTCACAGGGCGGACAGTCATAGCAAATCGTGCGCCAGTTTGGCGCCATTTTCCATCTATGGTCGTTGTCATCAAAGTAAACCGCATGCGATAAGCACTCTATCAGCTCCACTATATCACGAACATTATCGCACGGAAGATGCTCCACAACAGTAAGCTTGGTCAACTCATTATGAGGCAGCAACGACATGCTTATGATGCTCCATGTCGATGTGAAAAGGCTCAGAATATCGCTGCAAAGGCTGAAGAAGTAATGCGTTGTGACTTGTGCTTGCCGTCTTATCTTGCTGAACCAATCGTAAAGAAGAATCACCAATTTTTTGCCGACATTAATGTTGTGCCAGTTTTTGCCGACCTGCATTTCAAGCTCAAAAGCTCCCGCTCCCTTCGATTCCCCCATTTTACCGTATTCGCTCTTAAGCACTATTTTATCGTAATGATGCTTGTAAACTCCCCATTTGAGCACCTGCGGGCTTTGCCTGCCCATTTTCCCCGACGCCTTGATTATGTAAGGCGCACTATCGCGCCTGTTGCCCTCAAAGCGAGGCATAAAGTGCAACTGCCCTCTTGGCGTGATATACCACATCGCAAAGAAGTCCTTAGCAAGATTGTCGAGCAGTTCCCCTATGTTCTCACCCTCAAGATAAACCACCGTATCGCTCGGTTTTATCTGCTTGTGTGTAAACACAGTAAGCTTATCCACATTTCGCAGAGGCAGACATTCGGGGTCATCTGCAACCCAGACGAGAATGTCTTCGGTGGGAGTCATGCCAAGGGCAACATACTCGCTTCGCAATCCAAGCTTGTAAATGTATTTGTAAGCCAGATTATCCGCATCAAGGCAGACTAAGCTTTTCTTGTTGCCGTCGTAAAACCAAAGTTCCTTCTTTCTGGTAAGATGAATCACTCGCTCTGGCAGGTAATCGACATTGTTAACCTGCTTTTTCTCTATAACCTCAGCCACTTCGCTACCCGAAAGCGGAATCCCCATATCAATGCGGTAATATTTGTCCTGCTTCTTACCGTAAACCCGCCAAACCATCTCATATCCAGCAATCGATGGAATCTGCACTATAAGCATATTTGACAGCTTTTCTGTATAATCAGTTAACTCATACGGTGCATTAGCGTATGCTGAACCAAATGGATATACCCAGAATCTGTCTCGCTGCGGCGAAAGCAGTAAAAATCTCGTCCATCCACTGAACCAATAGATGATGTAAGGATGATTTTCGCTGGCTGTTACCCTATCAACGAATCTATTGGTGCTTGTGCAATAGTGATAAACATCTCCATCGAAATTGTAAACATCAACTCTATTATCTTCATCGGCTACTACTATCAAAATGCCATCTGTAAGTGCAGCACACGAAGGCACCACAGCCAAATCCGCTGCCTGCCAGCAGAATCCTGCTCCCCAAACCAAAACATCATTAAAAGTTCCAGTAGGATAGAAAGGCATTCTTGCCCATCCTGATGGTGCTGCCGCTAAACCAGCAAGCACTGGTGCAAAAAACTCTTCTGCGTTTTTATTAACTGGCGGTCCCCCTGGCCATCCTAATCCATGATATGAAAATTTTCCTCGCTCAGCCGATGTAGCAGCGCGAATAGTAGTTCCATCGAATGCCCTGAAACCGTCAACTCCCGCTGCGTCTGCTGTTCCATTAAGCTGCACAATGTGCACGCCGCTGTCCAATGTGTGCAGCCATGCCTGATTGCCCGTTCGCACCTCAGCCTTAAAAGGCGCTGGAAATGGTGTCAGCGATGTTTCTGAGGCATCAACGACAAGCTTAAGAAACTGGCATCTAAAAGGTAAGGGGTCCTGATATGCCACCGTCGAGATTTTGAGCCATGGAATGTTTTCCGCAATAGCGTCAAGAATGCTGTAGAGGTCGCTGTATTGACTAACGAGCACACTGTTGGTTTTTATCAAGTCAACCCACTTATCATATCCCAGCACCTGAAACTCAAAAGTTTGCTCCTGCTCATCGTAGCTTATCGTCGATAAATCGACAAACCCGCCGAAAATAGGCGTTTCATTCTCCATCGGCAAAAGCTCCGGGCATTCGCCCGCTCCATACATGCAATCATCGTATGTGTGCAGATACGAAAAATCATCCGTGCCAGTCGCTATATCTTTCGCAGAAGCGGTAATAACGACCTCTATCATCAAACGCTCAAAAGCATCCAGAACCCTATTGCAGCTGTTCATATATCGTCCCAGAAGTTCTCCCCATGTCTCGTTAGGTGGACGCCATATTGTGCCGAATCGCGGGCTGACTTTGTGCGCAAAATACTGCACCTGAACATTGGCAAGCTTTATATAGACATTGCCACTGCTCCATTTCAGCGGCGAGGAGTCAAGCTGCGCTTTGTAAACTATGTTCCCTATCTTGATAAGCTCGGGTTCGTTCGCATTGATAAGAAGGTCGTAGCCGTCAAGCGCGCCAGTAAGTCTGCGCATCGTGTTACTCTTAACATTATACGCCCAGAATGTTATGTAAACTCTATGCCGTATCATATCCAATCCACCGGAATTTCCTCATAGGTTTCCTGTGTCTCAAACGCTATCTCCACGCGATAGCTCGACTTTAAATGCCCGATGTATTGCCAATATTTTTTCTCGATATACTCTTGCTTCAAACTTCCAGCTATGGGAATAACGCGAAATTCAGGGTCGCCAGCATGAGGTTGCAAAAACAGCCCGTATTGCGCCATCAAATCACGATGACTGTAAAGCCCGAGAAGATATTCGTATTCGCCAAACCCATATCTGTCCGTATCATTTATGGTCAGTCCTACGAAAACATATTTAAATCGCAGCCTGAAAACCCCTTTGCTCACCACTTTCGTGAATCCCTTCTGAACGGTCGGAAACGCGGGCGTCCCGTAAAACGCTTCGTGATTGAATATCGTGTGCTCAACTTCAGCCTCAGTTACAGGTTCCCACGCAAACTCCTGCGGATAAGTAGCGAATGCCTTAACTGGTGGCACATCTATCGGTGCATTATGTCTGAAAAGCGGTGGCGCTATGCCGTGTTTAACCGCAAATCTATGTCCCAAAAATCGTGGCATACCCATTTCAGCCCCTCCTCAAAAAGTTTTCCCGTCGCTGGATGTAGTTTATATCGTCAACAAAGCCCTCAAATGCCTGCTTATCGATAACCGCACCGCTTATGTGGTAGTGGTTTTCGATAATCACTGTGCTGGCTTGCGCTTTGCTTGCTGGCACAATGTATTCTGGCTCGCCCCGCTCCGAAATCATTCCTATAGGTGCTCCCGGAGTCACTGGCACGATGTATGCTGGTCCGCCAGTCCACAATCCCCCCTCAGCGAAACCGACGGCATGTTTAAGCTGGTTGAACAATGCTATAATACCCGCTATCGACGCTGCCGCAGCGGGAATGCCCAACGGTCCCATTGTGCCGACGAACCATTGAATAAGTTTCGCTCCAGCCTGAACTATGTATCCGCCCGCTGCCGTTAATATCGAGTGAAGCTGTGCAAATATACTTCGTGCGACCGATTGCGCGGCAAGCTGCACAAAAGCCTTCTGTATCGAATAACCTAACGAATGAAATGCTTTCTTAAGCGACATAGTTCCTGTCATAATGTCTGCGAAGGTATCCGCGAACGCATATTGAACTGAATTCAACGCTCCTTTAATTCTTGCTGCATCCTCTTCAGTTATTCCCTCAACTGAAAAGTCAGTCTTCACGGTTAACTTAGGCATCTGCTCCTGCTTTTCCTCTATATCAGCTTCATCAATTGGTATTTCAGGAATTTCGTAGGAGATTTTGAGCTTTACTCCCTTCTCCATCCGTTCCAGCAATTGCGAAACATCAATGTTGTATTTGTGCAGCGCATCATGTAGTGGCTTGAACTTGGCAGGCAATTCAGAAATGGCTTCGCCAGTGTCTTTGGTTTTATTAAGCAGTTCATCAAGTAATTTATTCAAATCTTTAAAATCTTTATCTGGTGCTGGTTCTTTTCCTTTAGATTTTTTGTGTTCTTCTCTCCATTTCTTGACAGCATCAGCTAATCTTAATTGCCAGAAAGTCCATTCTTTATTCAGTTGCACCGCATCATCCAGTGCATCCAATACGCTTTTATCTATCTTGCCAGCTTTTACTAATAACTTAAATTGTTTCCGAGTTTCCTTACTAACTTTACCTGTTTCTGCTATTTCTTTTCTCGCTATCTCTAACGATGCCACCATCGTCTGCGCTAACTGCAAATCCGACATACTGGATAAACTCTCCATCAATTCCTTATGAGCTTTTCGCATTTCTTTAAATGCGTCAATAGCCCGTATTACCTCAGTTGTAGCAAAAGCAATAGCAGGAGCCAGACCCGCTTGAAAAACACCAGATAGGATTCTGGAAGCTTTAGTAGTCCCACCCAATAATCTTTGTAAAGTAGGCAGCTTCCGATTTATATTGGCAACACTGAATGAAAGCTTATAGAAAGCACGCGTTTGTTGTATCGCTGCTTTACTTAAGGAAATCACATTAAGCCTTGCAAGTTTGGAAGCCCATGCCCATTTACTCTGCGCTGCTACTAACCCTATCACCGCCGCCGTAAGCACCTGTATTCCCGATGGCATTTTACCAAGAAGCCTTAAAAGCGGATTAACGAGCTGCAGAATTTTCGCCACAACATTACCCACAGCAAGCGCTGCTGGCGCAAGAGATTCACCAAGCACAAGCGCTATGTTCTGGAACTTTGTTTTCAGCTGGTCCCATCTGAAGGAAAAGCTCTTTTTGACATTTTCGAATCCACGCTCAAGCTCGCCTGTAGCATTTTGCATCGCGGCAAGGTCTTCGGCTGCCATTTTGGCATTCTTGCCAGTCATCGCAAGAACCGCATTGATAGCCTCAGCGCGCCCGAAAAGCTTAACGAGTATGTTAACATTCCCGCCTGTAGCCTCGTAAAGTTTGGTCAGCCATTTCTGCAACCCCATCGAAGCAAGCGCTTGTTTATTGAAAATAGGCGCTAATTTCGGGAAATGTCTCGCTGCATCTTTTTCATGCCTGACGAGCCCTCTGAAAATCGCTGCAAGCTGCGTGAATGCTATAGCGGTCGGCACACCCTGCTTGGTTAGTGTAGCCAAACCTGCTGCTATTTGTTCTATAGGCACATTAAGCGCTGCTGCAAGCGGTGCTACCTTGGCAAGATTCTGTCCTATCTCACCTAAGGTCGTCTTACCTCGCTTTATAGTCATCTGCCAGATGTCAGCCACCTTGGCTGCCTGATCCACCGCAAGATGCCACGCATTGATGGATGTAGTATAAGTGTCAACTGCCGTGCCAAGGTCAGCTATTCCCACTTTGGCGCCCTTAGCAGCAACATCCAGAAGTTGCATTGCTTTCGCAGGCTCAACGCTCGCCGAGATAACATCGTAAAGCGGTTTGGTAAGATTTTCTACTGCCTCGCCGTATTTTGAGGAAAGAGCGATAAGTTCCCTTCGATACTGCGGAAGATATTTGTTCGCCTGGTCGCCAAGCAGCGTGGAAACATTCGCCAGCCCTTTATCGAACTGTGCGTAACGCTCTATCGTGGTGTTCATTATGCGATTCGCAGCCGCAAGCCCCTGCCGCAGAATGTTAAGCCCCTGACTAACCGCCGTAATTCCCAGTGCAACTTTACCAAAATTGAGTCCCTTGGTGATTTTGTTTTTGAGCTGGTCGAGCTGCTGCGCAGCGTTCTGAACGCCCTCAAGTTTTACCGCGATTGTTATGTTACCCGTTGCCATTTAATTTTTCCATCGGCTTGCGTAGTATTCCATAAGCTCCTTATCCTTACCGCTTATGCTTGTGCTCACTTTCTGTGACTCACCCCTCAGCGGTCTGTGCTTGGCTATGTTGTAGATGATGTATTCCGCAACGAGCCACAGTGGCATATCCTGCTCGTAAGCTTCCCACCCCGCCGCGGGGTCGCCGTCCGACATAGCGGGCAACAAACTCAGCCAGATATCTGCTCCCGTTGAATAAGGTCTTTGACTATTTCCTTGTCCGATAACAGCGCTGAGACGGCTGTTGAAATCATCAACTTGCCGCCTGAACCAGCGAAAAAATCGTTCACCAGCGAAGACAGCTCCTCATAGGTCAGCTTGGATACATCGGGCTTATCCTCGCACACGAGCTCCACGAACCTTTCCACCCGCTTGTCATCCTCGATGAGCCACAGCGTGAACACATCTGCCGTCAAAGCCTTCTGTCCCGCTTTGTTGACGAAAAGGGTTAGCTCACGGGCAGTCTTAATGCCCAGATGCTTTTTAAGCTTCATCATGCAACCTCCCCGTTAAATGTTGATTGTGCCGAGGTCAACCTCGGTCGTTCCGGGCGGAATGCTTACATATCTGTCGATGCCTGCCGACTGAATAACCACCCTGAAGACACGCAGCTCCTCGTCATTCGCCAAAGGCACTACAGCGGAAACCACACCGTTCTCATCCGATGTCGCGGAAATCGTGTTGCTGGTGATGAAGTATTTAAGACCATCCGAACCAGTAGCTTTGGCTGGTGTATTGGGAATGGTAACGCGCATCTCGACATTCTGCGCGGGCAACCAGTTACCATCGCTGTAATATCGCAGCCGCGCTCTTATGGTGGCAGCATTAGAAAAATTCGTCTGCGTAAGCTCCAGCGTTACATACTCATCAACACCGTCCGCAACTGCTGTCCAGATATGCCTCGTCGTATATCCCGTCTTTTCCGCTTCAACGAGACAATGCGTTCCGCTAACCGTTATCGTGTCCTCATAGATGCCGCTGGAATTAGTTATGCCAGAGCTTAGCTCCGTTACACCGTCCGTGTCGTAAATCGTTACCGTTGCTCCTGAAATCTCGCTGTCGCATTCCTGCCCGTTGTAATCGGTGCGCTCATACACATACACTTTTATCGTCAGCGTAACCATGTTCGCTCCTTTGTTTCATTACGACCCTGGGTTCCAGCCATGCGAATCGATGGTTAGGTCAAGGCTCTGATTGGGAACGATTAAACCGTGATACCCATGATGAGGGTCGCTTTCATCCTCAAGGAACTGCATGCTCACCGCTTTAAACGGCACAAGCTCACGCTCTTTCTCATACTTCATCGCAAGCTCAAAAGCCGTTGGGTCTATCATCACTTTGCGGAAACTGAACACATCGCAGCCAGCAACTGGTGTCGTGCCTGAATCCGCTATCTGACTGTTGCTAACCTCGTGCGGAATGAACACGACCTGAAGTGTCGCGAATCGTGCAAGCAATGCTGGGTCAAGCTTGTAATTGGTGCCATCAGCGAGATCATCAAGCTTTGCTCCCATAGCGTAAGCGATAGCTTTCAGACTCACGCTGCCTATGGTGCCAGTAATCTCGAAATTACCGCCTCTGGACTGCACTACTATCGGACCATCGAAGGGCATTCCGCCTTCTTTGATAACATCGAAGTCAGCGGGCTTGATGGTAACTTCCTGTATGAGTCCCACATTGGTGAGTGTGCCCAGAGTGGGTGGAGTCGGCGTGTCACCGGAGTAATCCCAGCCCTCGATGTAAAGCACTCCTTTGGAAAACCGTATGGTTTCTCCTGTATAGGTAGGGTTTAGGGGTATTGCGCGTGCCATTTTATCCTCCTTGGTTTAGTGTTGGCGTTTTATCGATGGAGTGGCGGCTCCATCGCGTTATATTAACTTTCCGTCATGTTCTTTATCGTCGCTTCAAAGGTAATCTCCATTCCGACTATACCCTCACCAGCGAACGCAAAACCAGCGCGTGGATTAGTCGGCTCCAGAATCTGCGGAGGCGGATTCTCAAGCAAAGCTGAGATAAGTTTTTCCACTATAGCAAGACACACCGCATAACCTGATTGCGTATCGGGCAATGTTTCCGCTATAACAAGTATCGACCAGCTTGTGTCGTAATACCATGTTATCGGCGCTAAGCCCACGGTTTTCACAGTAATATCAGCAAGATTTATTAACACAGCGGGCGGAACTATGACGAATTCAATCTCCTCGCCGCTTATAACACCTATGCTTTCCGCTATACCGGCAACAGTTTTCGCACTATCTCCAAGTTCCGCTTTTGCCCAGTCGATAAATCCTGTGAACGCTCTTTTCAAACTTTCCCTGTCCATGCTCGCACCGCTTTAATAAGGTCATATTGCGTTGCTTTATCAGCTATCATAAACGGTCGTGCTGGCAACTTTACTCTGCGCTTAAGCACGAACAATGGAACCAGCATTCCACTTGGCTTTTTAGCCACGAGCAACACATTACCTTTTCTGCTTCTTATCCAGAATGCCCGTAAATCGCGGTATTTCGCAGGACGTTCAACTCGCAATATCTTTCCGCCACGCGGACCTGTGCCTTCCTCGGTTATGACATCGCTAACCCGAAGTGGCATCTGCTGCCTCTTGCGCCCCTTAATAACGGGAATAGCAAGCCACGGTCGTCCGCGAACCACACCGCCGTAATGTTGCAGCGCAGCGTATTTGATTCCCGTGCTACCTACTACCGCTGCATCCTTCGTTATCATAACCACACGAACGCTTTTCATAAGGTGCCCCGTGTTAAGCAGCGTTTTACCGCTTTCCGCCACCGCTCGCTTCGATTTCGGACTTATCTGTCCTCTGCGAATCCTGCGCTGTATCCCGCGCACAGTTATCGCACCTAAACGCCGTAAAATATCGTGGCGCCGCTTAAGATGTTTCGCTGCCATGCTAAGCACCCGCGATGCTCCCGCTATGTTGACCGTCAGTCCCATCAGAAATTCCTCATCTCTTCAACCGTGAACACACGGTCTTCGCTTTCAAATGCTCCACCGTGGTTGCTATCTTTGGTCGCAGCGGGAATTTCAGCGATGCCTCTCGCGATATCCTTTAGCCTGTTTATAGCGCGCTCATAGGTTTCTCTTATATCGGGTATTTTCTCCGCCTGTCCCGCTCGCCTGTAAAGCAGATATACCGCTACATCTATCGTCAAATCGCGCACAACCTGTGGCACAGGATTGGATTCATCGGTAGCATCTCCGACAGGAACTTCGTAGCGCTTCATTAGATAGCTGTTAACTATGCCTGTCGCCTGCTCTATCGTGGCTTCGACGACATTTTCCCAGCTCTCGCCCGTAGTAAACGCCTGTGAAAGCAGTTGATAAGTCCGCGAACCAATTCGCCTTTCTATGTCAGCAGTAAGACAATACATCATTCACCCGTCTGAATTTTGATTCGTTTCTCCTGTGATTTCGATTTCGACTTCCAATCGGGTTTCGACTTCGAGTCTTTTGTCTTTTTGGTTATCGTTTCCGTTGTCGATTTCTTGGGTTTATCAAGCAATCCTGCCCTGCGCAGTATTGATAATCTACCCATAGTTCCTCCTCGCTTTAAGGGGCAGGAATTAACCTGCCCCATATGCTTTTATGTTATGCCCAGTCTGGGTCAGATGCCGCCGCAAGCTGCCAGAGCCCGTAACCTGCGTTGCCTCTGTAATCAACACCGTAGAGAAGCTGCTTGAAGAAGAACACATTGTCGTCGGTCACTTTATCCTTTCGAACGAGCTGAGGCCTTTTGCGTATCTGAACTATGAACGGCTTAAGCGCTCTGCTTCTATCAATTAGGAACCAGCGATTAGGCTCGGAAGCCAGCTCAGGAATAACCATAAGATCCGCGGAATTGCGCCAGATGTTTGTCGTGCTGCTTATGATTTCCGCATTAAGAATCTGTCTCGCTGTAGCCTCAAGCTGCGGTGGAACTACAAGAAGATTTGGCACTATACCAAGCGGCTTGCCATCAGGGTCGCTTATCTGCATCATCGCAGCCCGCACCGTGGCATAATTATCAGCAGTAAGAGCAAGTCCAAACTTATTGTCGAAAGTCAAATCTTTGCCAACTGGATGTCCAGTATCGAAGAAGTTCTTGCCGTCCCATATCTTGCTGGTGTGTCCGTTTAGAAGAAGCTGTGCCACGAGTTTATCGGGATGTTTTGCAGCCGCGCGCCCAAGCTCCTCTATCATTGGCGAATAAACGCCAGTGTTGTCGTCCTCGATGTCCTCTTTGTTTATGCCGACCGTAGCCTCGAACGATTTGTTCTCGATTTCCCACTTCTGCGCTTTCAGGTTCTGTATGAAGCGCTCGTCCACCCACTCGCGAAGCGAGACTAACGATTCCATCATCGGGTAGATGTTCTTTGAAGTCGAGCTTTTGACCACCGTCGCAATCTTGGGATACCACGGCTCGGTGCTCTTTAGCGCTTTGTTGAAAAGCGTGCTGACTGTGAAGCTCAGTGCTTTTATGGTTTCAGCGTTAAGTACCATTTTGCTCACCTCCTATGTTTAGCCTTCGTTAAGCCAAATCTCTCCTGCTTCAACATCGATGTCTACGCATACACCAACCGCTATCTTGTTGACAGAATCTCCTTCAGCCTGCACATATTCATCGTCTTTAACATAGAACACCTGACCGATGTCAGTTAAAGCAGGATTGTTTTTCTTGGCAGTGAAGCAACCTTTGATGTATACCTTGACATATTTATCGCCGTCGTTCCCGCCTGTGTTGTCAACCGTTTCCATCGCTACTCCGCGATAAGTGTATCCTGCAACATCGGCAGCTGGAACAGTGTAACCACTCGCATTACCGCATACGCGTGCACCACGAAAAATTTTCGTATTAGCAGCGACAGGATAACGAGCGATAATTCCTTCTCTTCTTTTAAGGTCTCTGTCCGCTGTTAGTGCCATGATTAACCTCCTTTAAAGGTTTATTGTTTCCTCTTTCGGACCATACTTCTCGATGTCCTCTTTGGTCAGACCAAACGAGCTCGCTATTGACATCACGAGGCTATGCTCCGTTGCAGGCTTAAGCACTGTATCCTTGCCAACATCGGGCGGTCCCTCGATAACTGGCAGATTCTTCGCATACTCATCGAAGCCCTGAGGATCCTTCATCGCATACTGAATTGCCCACTCCTTAAGCGATGGCAGCAATCGCTTTTCTGTTATAAGGCGCTCCACTTTCTCGGTAGCATCGCGCATAGCGAGCTGCTTTTTCGCCTCAGCAAGCTCCTTCTGCAATTCCGCAATAGCTTTCATAGCAACCTCATTTTCCTGTGGCTCTTGCTCAGTGGGTTTCTCGGTGTCATCCTCACTCGGCTCCTCGTTGTCCTTGTCAATCGCCGTCGCCTTAAGCTCATCAATCTTTGCCGTGATAGCCTCTTCGAGCTTGTCGGCATTCTCGCGGAGTTCGTCTGTGAGCTCAATATCGAGCTTCTCCGCCAGACTGATTAGTTTTTCCATTTGGTACACCTCCTGCGTTTGGAATTTGTTGACGATAGGTTTCAAATCGGGTAAAAATGGCGTGTTGGTCAAAGCCACACTGACAAGCTTGGGTCCCACAGACTCACCTGTCTTGGGGTCTTTATAATCGGGCACATAAACTGGCGAGACATACTTGTATTCTTTGTTTTTTATGTGCTCTTTGGCTCGCTCTGTCCATTCCACCTTTGCCCACACACCATCCTCGCGTAGCTCAAGCTCTTTTATCCATCCCGCTGCTGGTGCTGGTTGACCGTTGGCGATAGTGTTCAGACTCTGATGCTCGTAATCCAGCACTAAATCCCGCGGGTCATCCTTGAAATTCTGCACAACTTTCTGCGCTTCGCTCTCTGTAATACGCAAAAGCCCTTTAGGATGCTTATACGAGCCAAACGGTAAAACATGAATCCACTCGGGCACTTCCGCATTTTCACTTAAAGGAAGTGACAACTCAAAGTAATGATTGCACGGTTCTTTCGCAGCTTTCGCACTAATCATCTCCCTAATTGATTTTCCATTAAACTTGCGTCCCGCTGCTTTGAAGCGTCTGCGTAGTTCCGCGATAACCCAACCATCAAGTGTTAGCAAATCAGTTATTGAATAAGGATTCTTATTCTCAGGGGGCAGTTTTCGCTCTATATCTTTTACCCATTGTGGTGCCTTGCTGACAGGAATTATTTCAGCAAAATCGTCAGGATTCTTCCCTTCTTTTGCAACAATCGCAGAGGCGGCAAGAGATTTTCCCGTCTTTTTAGTGTATATCATCACAAGATAACGATGGAAGTTCAATAATCCTTTGGTGCTATCATGTTTTATCGCCCATTTGAAATAGCGCTCCCAAGCGCTTTTACCACCAGGAAAATTCGCCGAACCTCGTCCTCGTCCGCCTGGATGTCCTTTGGGGCAATTGATGTAAGCATCATCTATGTAATCCTTCATAGCTCCCTCCTTCCTCGTTCGTCTTAATTGTGCATAACATATCGCGATAATTTGCTTCAAGGGTCTATCAGGATCAGTTCGCTTCAGCTCTCGTATGCAACGGCTGATAAAATCTTTTTCCTTCTCCGATTTTTTCGGTTTAGGTACTGGCATTTATTCCATGCTCCTCGAGTATTCTTTTAATTTCCCCTAAATCAGCTCTCTCGCTCGCCCATTTTTCAAAGTCCACTCGTGCCGTCGCAGGATTCCCCGGAAAATCAATCGGTGGCATCTCCTCAGGCATTGCTACACTTTGCCTGTGCGCTTCAAAATCAAAAATCTCGTCCAGATAGCATCTGCAGTTGAATCCGTTCGGTGGTGTAATTTCGTTCCATATCGGATTGTTTTTCGGTGCTCGCGTGCCGTTAAGTGCAGCATGTTCCTCACGGGTTCGCTCATCCATCACCGCAACATATTCCCAGCCCCACAATGCGTCGCCAAGCTTCTGGTCTGCAATCCATTGCCCCGTTGAATAAGCCGTAGCAATGTTGGTTCTGAAAACCGTCTCAACATGATAAGGATTAGCTCTTGAATAACCGAGTTCCTCGAATATTTCGTCTATCTGCTCACGGAAATCGTAAAGCGTATCACCATCATCAATCGCGGATTGTATCTTTGCGCTTATCCTATCCAGCGCCTGCTGATTCTCAACTCCAGCCACCGTGAACGCTGCAACTTTCCACCATCGCACAGCATCCTCAGGCGGAGCAAACTCTCCTGTATGTTCCTGCATTGAAAACAGCTCTTTCCGCTTGTGGTATTTCTCGAAGACAGTCTTGTAGGCTCTGCTGCCCGCTGCCGTCATAGCTTCCTGTAATGCCTCGCCAAATGGTTTTATGAATTTCCAATCCAGCTTGCCATTTTTTACTTTATCGTAAAGCTCCGCAAGCGAGTTCACCGAAAGCTTTTGGAGCCATTGCTTGAGATAGTCAAAGGCTTTGAATGCCTTGTCGCTTATGCGCACCAAGTCCTCATTGAACAGATAATCGCGAAGTATAAATTCATCCGTGTTAGGATTCAGGTCTCTAAGCAACATTAACCTCTCATTGGCGGAGGTGGGAGTCGAACCCACATTCCCCGGATTATGAGCCCGGTGAGCTACCATTGCTCCACTCCGCAGCGCTGAAAAAGCTTGCGTGTCTTTCATCGGAAGTTTAGGCATCGGCTTTATGATTTCCTCGTCTTCCTGTGGCTCAGGTATTCCGAAAGTTTTCCGCAACCAATTCTCAGGGAAACCCATTCCCACTTTGCTCAGCATAACAAGCACTTTAGCTTTCTCGGTCATGTCTTCTGGTGGCTCATAGCGAATAACGAACTTCGGCGCTGGCGTATCCTGCCCAAAGTTTACCATGACTATTCGGTCAACCAATTTTTGCACGGTGCGCATAACAGAGCGAGCATCGGCAGCGATAAGGTCCTGTCGCACTTCCTCGCGAGCTTTTTCTCTGCCAAGTTTCCCCGGCGTGCCCTCAAGCGTCGCTGTCTGACCAAGTATAGCTTTAGCTATCTCAGCATTAGCGAGCTCAATAAGACTCTTGAACATCGCGCTGATGTCACCCCGCGATTTAGGCTCTATGAACTGAATATTCGTGCCCTCAGGGAACACTGCCCACGCATCCACACCAAGTCTCTTCAACGCATTTTTGAGCAATGTTATATCCGCATCCGTTGCTCCTTGCGTGTAAGTGCCAACTCTCATTGGCACTCCGATAAGCTCATTGGCTATCGTCCAGTTACGCAATGCATAGCGCTTGAACAGAAACATCCACGCCACGACATGCAGCACTCCCTGCCTGCTTGGATGCGCTGAACGCCCACGATAGTTGTGCACCAGGAACCATCCAGGATAATCCTCAATACGATGAAAGTCACCGTTTTCATCGTAGAATCCAAAGCTGCCGTCTTCCCAATGCCAGCCGAACACGCTTTGTGGAATCCATTCAAGGTCAGTAGGAATCCATCTGCCGTCCTCGCTTTCCCAGTTCACACGCAGCACGCTGAAACCTTTGCCCACTGCGTCGAGTAAATCAGCAATATCGCTCTCGAAATCCTCGATATTCTCGAAAACCTCGCGCACGAATTGCGCTATTTTTCTATCTTTGCGCTTTTCACTCGCTGGAACTATTTCCCACGGTTTACCTGACACCGCAAGCTTCCTCGTCTGAAGGCAGCTATGAACCACCGCATCTCGCGTTTCGATAGTTTCCCATAATCGCGCTTTAGCAACGATGTCGTTGCCATCAAGAATCTCCGCCAGTTCAGAAGGACGCAAAAGCTGCGAACTGCCCTCATCCACATACCACCACGGCGGAAGTTGCTTTGGTGGCTCTATTCCCAATGCTTTCGCGATAGCTTTTTTCGCCATAACGAAAATGTTCATCGTTACCACGCCCCCTTAACGAAATCTGACCTTACGGGATTCTTCTCTCCATCGTAGCGCACAGGTATTCGTGGCATTCCCAGAAGTCCCATAACCGCATAGCGTAACGCGTCCATCGCGTGGTCGTTAATCTTTTTGGGTTTATCGCGGTAAGTGCCATCAGAGGAACGCTCAAGCTCGTAACTCTCGAACTCCGCTATCGTGTGAACGCAATTATGCGTGACTTTAAGCGGTCGAACACCATCGTCTCTAAGCTCAAGTAGATTGCGTATCTTCGCGATGCCAGTCATAACATCGTTGTTAGCTGGTTCAACAGCGATATGTCGCCGTCTTATTTCCTCGATAAGACTCGCTGCACTGGGGTCAACATAGGCACGCACAGCTCCCCAGCGTCCTGCAAGCTCCACGACTGCGTCCGCCACTTCAGGCTGCGTCATTCTGCGCTTATACCACTCATCAAGCACCCAGACCTGCTCGAATTCATCGATACCCACGACAAGCACTGCACTCGGATTCGTGTAGCCGTAGTCAACACCAAGCACAATTCGCTTTAATCGCGATGGGTCAGGATAAGTGCGCTGAACATGATACTCGCGATTGAAAGTGTCGTAAACCAGCCCCTCAAAGCTCACGAACTCCGCCAGCACTTCCTGTCTGAAAAACTTGTCATCATAGCTCTGTTCAAGGTCAGCAACGAAATCCTCGGAAAGATAAGGGTTCTCGTATGTCGTCGCTCTGATGACTGCATGCTGCGTTGTGGCTTCCTCAACGAACACTTTGTAAACCCAGTTCCGCCCCGCTGGCGTTGTGGTAATCCAGCCAAGATGATTGAAACCTTTCTGCCTTAATCGCGCTATCATTACTCGCCACACGCGATAATCGCAAAGTGCAGCCTCATCAATCCAGAACCACGCAAGATTCAATCCCCTGAGTCTATCAGGTTTATCAGCACTGCGGAACAAAATTTCGCTGCCGGAAACCAACCGAAGCCTCATATCATTCGTGCTTGCTTTGAACCCTTTTGACCACCCACCCGCGATAAGCTCATCTGCCAATCTTTCACGGAAGACAGGAATAACAGTGCTTATGAGCATCGTATAGGTTGGAGCCACAGCGCAGCCTCGACTCATCGGCTGCAACATAGCCTGCTTGATAGCTTCCGCCACCCCCGCTTCAGTTTTTCCACTGCCAACACCGCCGATAAAAGCTCGATACTTCGCATTGCTACGATGAAACTCCACTTGCTTCGCATACGGTGCATAGCCACGCACCAAATCAATTTGAACCGTCTGTGCCATCAGAAGCAGCACCAGTATTTTGATTAACTGGAACATTAAAATTTATGTTTATCGTTTTTGTTTCCGTGGAGAGTTCTTTTTTAACGCGGAAGCTCTCTAATGCATATCTTGCGCCCTCAAGTAGCGCATAGTATTCTTTGCGGTCAATTTCACCTGTGAGCATTGCTGTCATCCAGCGCGCAATCAGATTGCGAACACGCTGAGGACTGGACAGTATTATCCTACTGTCTCTGCGAAACTTGGGCGCATTTGTTCGCTTTGCCTTCGCCATAATCTCTAACATGTTTTACAGGGGGTCCCGCCCCCCTGATAGCCTCTTGTGCGAGACCCTCTGTCTGTCCCCAAGCAAGGAGGTCTTTAAAAGAGCCTCCAATAATAAGACAAAGCATATCTTGTGGTTTGTCAAGACAAAAAATACTACATGTTGTGGGTGGGGTAGTCACATTTGGTAACATTTGGTAACTTCTGGCAACATGCCCAAAAAAATTTTTTGGTAGGAAGGAATTAACTTTCAAAAAACGACCGCATTAATCAAAACAACAATCATTTGCGTTTATGATTTATTATTTCCTGTATCGTTTTAGCTAATTCCATAAGAAATTCAGCAAAATTTTCATAGCTTTCGCCTAATGAAAAACAATATAAATCTTGTAATCCAATTTCTAATTGTGCTTTCGTTTTATTGTCTTCTTTGAATAGTTTATATCCACATACACGGTCTTCATGCATATAACCAGCTCTTAATTCTTTTTTTGTCTCGAACGAGCAATAATCCTTTTGTTTTAGCGCAATTATATAGCTATAAGCAAAATGTTCAAATCGAATAATTATTTTCAACCAATCTAAGGGGTTAGTGGCATCGGGATAAATAACATAAGCAGTTAATTCTTCTTTTTGCACCTTTTTAAAGCCCATTACTATTCCTCGCTATTTTACCAAAACCTTCTTCTTACCCCTTTGAATATAAACTCCCGATCGCTTCGGAGCAACAACGCGGCGCCCTGTGATGTCATAAACCCCGGCAGGACGCCTGTAAACTTTATGCCTGCGCTCACTGCGTTGCAATGTCCTCAAACTTATGGTGTCGTCAAGTATAATGCGCATGATAATAAGCGCTGTGTCGTTGTCGTAACGATGGCATCGATAGCCAAGAGAATCACCTTTCGTAATCAAAAAGCACACTGAATCGCCTGAGTTAAGAAAAGTAAAGTGCGGAATGGCGCTTATCGGTATATACCAAGCATGATACCCAAAAACCGTGGAGCATGTGTAAGCCCAGCAACCTTGTGCAGGAAACACATAGCAGTTTATAATGCCGCTGTCTCTGCCGTGCGCGCAGAATGAAGTGTCGTTCACGAAGTAAGTGTCCCATTCACCAAGCGAGCTGTCATATACCACAAAGCGCAGCAAAAACCCATGCCACAACGAATCGAGGGAATCCAAATCTGGTTCAAGCATCGCTATTATCGAATCCCGGCAGTCTTCAAAATCATAGCCAAGACTGCATGTGTTACACAAATCGAAAGTGTCCACCCATGCTGTATCGTTCCACCCCGTCTGAAAAATCGCGAAAAGGTAATGATAGCCCGATTGCCCATAGGATAGCACAACCAATACAAGTAACACGATAATTTGCATTTTTCTGCTCATCTTTCCTCCAGTTTCACAGCAAAAACCCGTTTATCATCATCCTCTTTGACGAAATCGAAAAACCTGTGCGTTGCCCACAACCCTATACACACAGCATCCGCGATGTTGTGATTATCGTAGAAATGCTCATCTACATTGAGTTTCTCAAGATAGGGTTTCGCGACACCCTGTGCTAAAAGTTTGCGCTTCGCACGCTTATCCTGGGGCTGACAGTGAAGAATATCTATTTGCCATCGCTGCGGTGGCACAACAACCACATGCCATCCGGCAAGGATAAAAGTGTTTTTTATCTCCTCACGAACCTCAATCAAACGCTGGAATGTCAGAACATTTTTCCTTCGCGCCCTCGGATGTAACCATTGCCCCTCAATAGCAACCAACCCTTTGCTGACCCAGTGGTCGTTTGCAAAATCAAAAAGCCTGCTCAAAAAGTCATAAAGATAAGGGTAATTTCGCTGAAGAAACCCCACCTCAACAAGCTCCTCGTCATCCCAGATGCTGTATGCTACCCGTGTTACTTCCGGGTCAAAAGCTATGACTCGCATTGCTTATCACCTTTCTGCCAATAATCGAACACTTTTTCATTAGCTTTCCGAACTTCTTTGTAGCACATAGCATAATCTCTACCAGAGTAAAGCGCTTTTAAAAACTCCTGAAATGTCATAACTCGCATTTTATCTGCCCTTGTCTTAATTGCTTTTTTGCCCTTTCCAGTATCATCCGCGATTTTTCACGCAATCTTTCTTCAATTTCCCCTCGCTCAGAGTGGTAATACAAATCGAGAAACGCGTTGAACACTTTCTGCTCTTCTTCATAGGCCCACATAGCTTTTTTAGCACAATCCAACATGTAGAACAAATAACGCCTTAATTCAACGATTTGCTGAGTATTCATCGTATCCAAATTCACCTGCATTCTGCGAAACAAATCCTCGATGTCATCATCAGTAACTTGCTCAGTGTTAAGTATCTTTTTCAACAACCATCTCGCAACACGCCTTAATGACAATATTGCATCATCTTTTGGTGACATTGAATTGCACATCTTGTCCCCCCTATTTCACCGCCATCTGATAACACATCTCCCTGAGTCGCCTGAATATCCTTGCCCAGTGTATGTTATCCTTAATCGCTGCCGCTATAGCCTTATCACCCGCATTGGTGACTATGAAAAGCGTTCGCTCTTTCCTGTAGAGCTTGTCGATAAACTCAGCAATCAACCGCAAATCCTCACTGCCCCAATCAAGCTCGAGGTCATCCACGAAAAGCACATGCAAAGACAGCATTCGTTGCAGTTCATGCTCAGCTCGCTCCCGCAAAGCTGGTGTGAATGATTTCAGTAACCGCAATGTGTCGACTATTTCATGCATTGTGTAGTACTCGATATCGCTCGCCAGAAATGGTCGTCGCTTCACGAGCTTTTTCATAAGCAGCGCCAGTATGCTGGTTTTACCGGTGCCCGGTAAGCCATAGAGAAACAATCCACGCGGTAGATCCCCTCGCGGTGCTCGATTAGCAAGCCAGTGATTAAGTTTATCGCGGATCTCAGGTTTAAGTTTTTTACCGCTGACCTGAACATGTTTCGGTCCGATTTTTTCTGCTACAACCTTTCTCCACAGCCCACTTGGCAGCTCCGGAACATAGCGCTTAAGGAGTAGATTATCGCTTGTGTAACTCATCAAGTGCTCTGAAGGGGTCTCCACTGAATTCGTCAACTGTTGCTTGATTTTTAGCATTGTGTTTGCTATGTGCTCCATAGTATCCCTCCATTATTTTCACGAATTTTTCCGGGTGGATGGCAAAATCAAAGCCACACACCCAGCCTCGTTGGTTCTCACCCCTCAGGAAAGGACTTGCTCGAATGTTGGGAATGATTTCCTGCTCAAAAAGCTCAATCAGTTTGTTTGCTCCATAGCGCGCTAAGAGCACTCTAACTTTCTTTTGCCGTTTATCCGTTAACGGTTCCTTAACTGATGGACACTCTGGCGGTTTTTGCTCATTCCATATGGCTGCCAGCTTGGTAAGCGTTGCCTTTACCGGAAGTGATTTTTGTTTTTCTCCTTTTGGTGCTTCAGATTTTTTACCAGAGGGGTCATTTTGAGGGGGCAACGACTTCGGGTCGTTGACATACCCTAAATCGTCAGATTTAGGGTTAATATTTTCTGTTTCTGTTTCTGTTTCTGTTTCTGTTTCTGTTTCTGTTTCTGTTTCTGTTTCATCATGAAATTGCATTGCACTTTCATGTAATTGCATTGCATTTTCATGCAATTGCACTGCACTTTCATGTAATTGCATTGCATTTTCTAATATGTTATCTAATATTTCTTGCGGAACATTACGCTGTTTAGATGGACGGGGAATTATTTGATGCGTTCTGAAAGTTCGAATGTAATAATATTGCTCACCATTGTATTGAAAGGGAATTAGCGCCCGAATTCGCACAAGCTCAGTCAACCAATCTTTTATCTGACTCGCTTTTAAGTCTTCGTCATAAGGGAATATTAGACTTTTTAGAAGCACAGGATTCCCTTTTACCACGCCATAATCGTCAGCTTGTGCCCATAATCCTATGAAAAGCAATCTTGCTTCTATGGGCAACGAGCCTATCTTCTCATCTGTCCAGAACTCAGGCTTTATTGTCCTCGTGCGTGCCATGGCTATCCTTTCTTTTTAAAAGATAGTATTCCCCTTTATCTATGATTTTTGACATCAAAATTTTAGATTGTTCTTCATCAAGGGGTATCCAACTATCATGAAAATACTCTCTACATTGCCCACATCGTTGGCAAATCTTGAATCTGATATAATATCGTCGTATTTTCACTCCTAAAAAACAATCAGGATAACTATCTTTTACCATCTTCCACTTATGAAAACCAAACTTACAAAGCAAACTATCCCTCGTGCGTGCCATCTTGGTTCTCCTTCTTGCTTGGCAACAATTCAGAATTGTCAAAGATGTTGCCGATGACTTCTGCTGTTTCATTCAAAATATGGTCTTTACCATCGCACTCTCTAAGAACAAATATCCCTTCTCTAAATTGAACTATTCCTTTGATTTTAATTTTTCTATCAAATTCCCATCCTTGCCATAAAATATCGCCCTCGTAAACTTCTTTGCCATTTTTATCTTTTTTGCCTGCATATTGCCCAACCGTTTCAGGGTCAACTCGATAAGTTTGCCACTTTTCAGTTACAATATAACAGGTTACATTATTCCATTCATCTCTCACGCAATACAAACCACCATATACCCATTCTCCATATTTATATCCTTTATCAATTATTTTACCTCGAAACTTAATCTCCCTCATCTTTTGCCTCCAATTCTTTTGTTAACTTTTTAATCATATAATCCCATTCATTAGGAGAAAATTTTATATTTGCTCCTGCTTCATATCCCATAATAAATGCTCGTATTTCTGTTTCACTGAAAGGTTTAACATTGTGTTCAGCAAAAATCTTTTGATAGTATTCTATTAAACGTATTACTTTATTTACCTCTTCTCTGTATTCCATTTTTATCCTTTTCTTTTAAAGTTATCAATTACCTTTCTCCTACCAACACACTGCGCAAACTTTCTTATATGCCTTATATCCCTCAACAGATGTCTAAGCTGCATTTTTAGGTCGTTAACTTCATCGCTCGCCCGTGTTAAAAGGATTTCCAGTTCAGCTATTCCGCTCTGCAAATCATCGAAAGTATAGCCCTCGTAAGTGACAGGATTCTTTTGCAAAGCCTCAACAATGCGTTTATAGCTTTCGGTGTTAGGATTCATCAAATCCTTGAAACTGAAATACAACTCATCCTCGCCATCTTCCACAACGAACACCTTGTCTTCTGGTTTTATCAGTATCGGATTATCAGCTTTTTTGAAGTCAAACTGCCACGCTATATCTTCACGCCACTCTCGTATATAATATAATGCTTCCTGATATTCATCGTCGGATATATCTAATTTCAGCAATGCCTTCAAATCCTCTACAGTATTCACATTTTCCAGCTCTTTATAAGTGAAAACTGGTGTGTTTTTATCTTTTATATGCCAGATTGCCAAGAGTTGCCCTTCTTTAGTGTCGTCATCGCCTGCATGCCAGAATATATACCATGGTGACGGTCCCCAGCGTGAATATGACATTATGCCTCCTTTTTATAAAAGTATTCGTATTTTCTTGCTTCCAACAAATTTCTCAAACGCTTTGGGATTCACTAAATACAATAAATTCATGGGTATACAGAATACTATTAAACCAGCTATCGCTAACGCTATGAGGATAATAGTTAAAATTTTATATAGTATTTCTACGATTTTCTTGAGCATCATTCTCTCCTTTGTTAAATTTGATATAATTATTTTTTGCAAGCCATATAAGCATTTTAGCACGGGCATTAGGTTCGGTGTCGGCTTCAATAAATTCTGTATTTAACATCCTACCATATTTATCTATATACCGATATCTCCATTTATTTTTTTGATATTTAATAAAGTATGATATCGGTTCATCTGATTTAACTATTATTATATCAGGTAACCATTCTCCTAGCTCTCTACAGGTAGGTGCTTTGAAAATTAAATAGTTGTAACACACACAAACAGAAGGGCTACATTCTATATATATGCCGCCATCCCGTTCGGTAACAATTCCTGGATGAAAATAAGTTAATTCTTCATCTTTCGTCCAATACCAACCTCCACCAGCTTGTGGAAACCCAAGCTTCTTTAACTGTTTACATAATTCAAGGCTTGGCACTTCTTTTTTAGGATCGAACATCATCCCCTCCTTTTCTCCCACCTATCACACACATAACATAGTCTTATATCAGTCGCTTCCGAGTTGCTAATCCCCAGAAGCGTGCATTTGTAGTAGGTCTTGCCGTTATGAATGATTTTCACGCAATGCCGACAAGTTCGACAGCATATCTTGGTGTTCAGTGTCTTTTTATAATGCCAGAGCTTCTTTTTGGTGCTCGGCTTTAAACCCGAATCGTCGACTCTTGGCGGTGTAAGTTTAAAGTCCTGCATTGCTACTCCTTTCTATTGAGGTTTAGCTTTGCATGGCGTCTCCATCTTCCATCGATTTTTAGCTCACGATTCAGCTTTGAGTATGTTGGCACAAGAGGAAGGACATGTTCCTCGAACCACTGCTGCGCTGCTTCTTCAGAATCAAAATGATGACTTTCCACATAATCATTAGAATTGAGCCAAAACATATAAAAGCATTTACCGTCTACAGTGTTTTTTGACCGATACAATATTCCGAATATGTTATCCAAATTTATATATAAATCCTCATCTATCTCCACGAGCCTCATTGCTATCACCCCCAGTTTTCTTGTTCTACTGTTGTGGAAATAAAACAAATTGGGTTGTCGTCGATTACCAGTTCCCCTTCAAGAACCAGCCTGCCATCCTTATACATTATGCTATCAATCACGAATTCCCCGTAAAGCTCGACAGGATCCAATGCCTCTATAAGTGCCTCTTGATATGTGCTTTTCGCGCGTTGTCTGCCCTGCTCCTCATATTTTTCCAGGTTTTTCTTGTAAATAACTAATCTTGCTACGCTCATCATTCCTCCTTATTCTCAAGTATTCTTATTACTTCTCCATATTGAGCTGCCAACACCGATAAAGGCAGTTTCGCACACTTTTCGCAGATTTCAATAGGGTCAATAAGATAGTTCTTATCGTCTTGCACTCGCAAACGAGGTTTATCATAAGAGGTGCGGTTAACTCCGATATAATATGTATTGCGCTTTCCCATAATTCGACCGCATAAAGCACACCGTTTATTTGACAATCGTAACATGTCAATCATGTCTGCAATTTGGCTAAAATTCTTATCAATCATGTCTCGCCATTCGATTAATCTTGCGCTTAACTCCCGTCTCGTCTTCTCTTCATTATTGACTCTGTTTTGTAATATCTCAATGTCATCACGTAATTTATTGACTTCGTCGCGAAGCTCATTTACTGTTGATGCCAGTTTTATTATTTCCTGTTTAATTTTTAGTTTTGCCATCATTCCTC